TGAATACATTTATTTCATCTGGTATCTAGTCAACTGGGCGATCTGAGCATTTTTAGTCCAGAATATTCAACTTATCAGAACATTCAGTTCATCAACAGAGTCATGAATGATACTTATACTTGATTGTATCTCATCCACATAGTCTTATATAGTCTACCTATGAGAACTCTGCGGGGTGAAGCTTATGCTTCCTTTCATACTATCCACATATACAGAACTGGTCTATTTATCAGAACTAGGGAGAAGAAAAAGTTTTTTTACAGCCTATCCATAAAGACAGAAATAGTATAAAATTACCATGGCGCGCGGCGGAACGCCCAAGATAATATTATATAAGTTGGAAATACCTTACAACAGTAAGCAAAAAAATGGAATACATTTGTCACGATGGTACACAATATGTTCTTTTCGAGGAGATAATGGGAAAGATGCCCATGAATAAAAAGGAATTTGCTTTGCGTGACATGCGTTTGCATGAAAATGAATACATATATGTGTCAAAAAATAAATCTGGATACAAGGTATTAGACAAAGCATCGCGCTATAAAGCGAAAAAATTGTGTATCTCCAAAGAATGTATAAATCAGCATCAAGATGTCATAAAACAATACTTAAAACCACCAACCCCAACTATATTGCCAGTTGCAATCGATGACAATTACTTGTCAAATGTAAAGAAAGACCAGATATCTGTTCGTGAAAAGAAACACCATATTTATATCGTATCTTCGCCACATGTTTTACTCGTGAAAGTCGGGATTTGGTGTAATTGTCTCTCCATTCTAGCGAGTCGATATAAAATGTATTATGGAAGTAATATACGATTGCTTATATTTCATGTCAATTCATCATTGGAAAAAGAGAAGATCGAAAAAGACTTTATGTGTCATTTCAGACAAGAAAGAGTAAGTGGTGAATTGTTTGATAAGAAAGCATACGACGAATACATAACATTTTTACAGAAAATAACCGCAAGCGATGGATTTGTATGGGATAAAGATGGAACAATCAATGCAAAACCACCTCGACCGATTTTCAAATTACCTTTGTTACCCGCAGTTGTAGAGCTTGACAATAAAGAGATGTTCCATTTTGATGGAACGTCATATAATATAAAGATACGCGGGACACGCTTTTTTGAGACGACCTTTTTTTGCATGTCAGACGTCGGGAAACTATTTGATATGAAAAGAATCAACACTATATTGATTAACTATCATAGAGGGGTCGATTACGTGACATTCAAGAATAAGGATGTACACGGACATGCAGATAATATGAGTAGCAACAATGTCGTCAATTATTTCACTACACAAGGCCTTTACAAGTTTGTCGGAAGGATCAAAAATAGATCTGCTATACATGAAGCTTTTCCGTTATGGCTTTCACGAATATTGACTAAATGTTGAAATTCCTGATGATTCATATAGATATTGTATATGATGCGATTTTAGCATGAAATAAATCAAATTATACCAGCTACTTATAAAAACTAGTTTGAAAATACTGAAGGTAACCCTCCAGTCCATCCATAGAGACAATAATAATTTTTTTTTATGCGTGGTGTGCGTTCGCCATCGAAGATCGTCATTTCCGTCAAAAGCCGGCGTTCCGCTTGGTAATCAAAAATCCCTAAACCCCTTTGGGGTTATATGGGGACATGCCCCTATGCCGCACACAGTGGTACGCTAAAATGATCATACCATATCATATCCCAATCCATTGAAAGTTATTTCAATCACAAATACTCGATTCAATTATACGATTTTAATTGAAATATGTAATGACTGGGATCCAGTCAGTACTCAGATGAATACATTTCAATCACAAAACCGACAGCTGTAAGCCATTGGTATCATCATTTGACTGAAAAATTGAAAATGCATGAATGATGTATTGATATTATCCTTGATCTAAAAAAGGTGAAAATGTCAACTATCATCAACGGAACCGCATACTACGATCTTGCATTTGTCAAGGAAAAGAATCCTGACTTGACAAAAGGATGTGTCACTGTCAACAGAATGTTGGAAAAGAGAAAAATCCCTGATGATGCATACGTATTTGTCTCTTATTCAAAAAATAAAGGGTACACAATTTTGAGTCATGATTCAACTTACAAGGCAAAAAGACTTATGCTCAAAGTGGATTGGGTAGATAAAAACATTGCACCATTTTGCAAGGTTGTCACTTCTATGGAAAAAGAATGTCCAAAATACGATTTGCTACCTGATAGAGTGTATCTAGAAGACACTGAGATTTTCAATGATGAGCAAGGTAATGCTTATCCGCTCACAATCCGAGGCGAACGGAAAACCGATCGTATCTTTTTCAAGTCAAAAGATGTCGGAGAAATGATCAATATACAACGCATACGCAATACAATTACATCCAATACATCATCGTTTCACGAAGGTGTAGACTATGTCTATTTTCAAAACCTGGACCATCACGGAGAAAAGGACTCGGCATCGAGCAATACCAAGGTGACTTATCTGACCTATCACGGATTGATTCATTTGCTGTTTGTCAGGCGTCACCCAGTGGCCCAAAAGTTTTGCCGATGGGCCACCGAAATTCTCTTTGCGGCTCAATATGGAACGGTCGAACAGAGAAGAGAGGTGAGTTCAAATATCATGGGTATTACCGTCAAGACGCTCAAATCGTTTATGAATACCAGCACAAACACGATGCCCGTGATATATCTGTTTTACCTGGGCAACATGGGTGAAGTGCGTAAAAAGCTGGGTATTTCAGAAGAAAAGTATCCTCATATCAAAGATTCGTATCACGTGTTCAAGTATGGTCTGAGCGAGAATTTCAAGCAAAGAGCAGAGAAGCACGAAGCGACATTCAAAAAGTATGGAATCGAGCCTCTTTTGAAGTATCACACATATGTAGATCCTTTTCATCTTCAAAATGCCGAAAATGACCTACGAGATTGGTTCAAAGCATACAATTGGCATTTGCAAGAACACAAGACAGACCTGACCGAACTCGGTGTAGTACAATCGGATTTATGTGATCGCATGCTACACGAAAAGTTTAGTAATCTTAGCAAGGTGTACAACGGCAAGCTACAGGATTTCATATCTCGCATCGATCATCTAGAATACGAGAAAAAGAAATCTGACGAGTATATCGAGGAATTGCGTAATCATTGTGAACAAAATAGACAAGATTACCATCAAAACATGGAGCGCATGCGTGAATTGTATGAAAGGTTTATTTCAGCTTTAGAAAAAAGATAGTACATTCCTTATTCACCGTGGCACGCGGCACGCGGCATTGCACAGGTCCAACACATCTAGTTGTTGGAGGCGATACGTTGTACTCCTGGTAAACTGGGTCTTCCCCAAAAAGCGAGAACACCTTCTTCCCATTCCAGTTCATCAGGGACTTTGATCAGATCGACCAGCTTTCTTACGCTGTGCTTATTGTACTTTTCGTTGTAATCACGGTATTGTTCACATACCGAATCATATATGCGCTGTGCCTTGAGACCATCTACACTGACACAATGCAGCCGAACATCCGAATTGCCACCAAAGTCAAAAGATAGGACAACATACATTATGCTTTTTACCGGTTTTCTCTTTTACATGTCTTGTCTTATGTAGCATCTTCTTATACTATTTTACATGATGCGATAACCCCATAAGGGTTTGCGGATCTTTGATCCCCCAAGCATTGGCCATCTTGTATGGCAAACGCGTAATTATCCACAATAATTTTTATTGACGGCAAAATAAATCCAATAAAACGGTCCCACCAACACAGCCAACACGAATCCTATGACTTTTTCTGCCACAGTTCCAGATAATCCAAAACAAACAATGGACGCTATAAATGCCGAAATACCCCCAAGGATCCAGAGACCTATGATGACAGCAATCGCGATGAACAAGCCGCCTTTTTTGTTTTCGACTCGTTGCGTATCTTCTTTATTCTCGGGCATTTTATACACATTCATCACAAAAAATATAGTATCATTTGCACCTGGATCGCCCCGATTTTCTGTAGAGTCGGGAATAGCCTGCTTATTCGATCTAGGCGGGGAGAAGCATAAGCTTCTTTACAGGCAATCCATAGCGACATAAAATCTACTTTTTTTCTCTGTGGCACGAGGCGGAACGCGTAATGAAAGAGTCCCCATGTCAGACATCGAAACAACAACTTGCTGTCCATGTACACCACATCAAACTTTGTGCATGACCAAAAAAGGTCGGGAATTGATTCTTTCGGCTCTCTATTTTACCTTTTTGTTCGTATTGGTTGCCAGGATGGGGCTTCATGCTTCAGCATTGAGTGACGAGTGTCGAGTGTCGAGATGGAACAGGGTCGGTTTTATCTTGACAGTATATGATACAAGATGGTCATCACTCTCTTCGATAGCTCGACTCTCCGTGGTGCGCGGCGCATATAAAGAAGATCGAGACTGATGTATAGACAAGAAAAAAAGACAGCCGAATACACTACTCTATTGCCTAGCTTCACTTCCCACACAACACCATCATGATCCACATGAACGCTGCAGCTTCTTCTTCCTCCGCTCCTTGCGCGATCGACCGCTACAGTGCGCTGACGCGCGACTACAAGACGCGCTTTGGCGACAAGACCGTGGTCGTCTACCAGATGGGCGACTTTCACCAAATCATGAGCATCGGTGACGATGACATCCACGGTATCGCCGATGCCGCCGGGGTATATGTCGGTCGGAAAGACAAGAAGAATCCCGTCATCAACCGCGACAACCACCTCATGTGTGGATGGCCTGTCTCTTTGACATGCAAATACACCGACCGATTGTGCGCTGCGGGCTACACGGTCGTGTGTGTCGACAAGGAGCCGAACACGGATCGCGAGGTGGTGAATGTGCAGAAGGAAGCGACGCCTAAGCCACACAATGCAGTGGAGCAATACGGTGCGCATATGCGCGCCTACACGACGCGCTTTGGCGACAAGAACGTGGTCGTCTGCAAGCTGGGCGACTTCCATCAGATCCTGAGCATCCGTGACGGCCTCGTGGACATCGAAAGGCTGGCAAATATCGCGGGGGTCCGCGTCGCCCGCATGCACAAGAAGGATCCCGTCATCACTCGTGACAACTTCCTCATGTGCGGTTGGCCTGTGGCTGCGGCACGCAAATACATCGATCGATTGAGCGCTGCTGGCTACAAGGTCGTGGTGGTGTAAACGTACTCAACGATTGTATACTCCATCTTATCATCTTGTAATCATACGTTTTCTTATCATACAAGTATTTATAACATATTCTTCATTCTTTGGTAAAAAGTGGACTATAATGAATGTGTTTGTATCTCATAGCAAGAACAAATCAAAATACTCTGTTCAAAACCTTTTTTTTTCGGATTCGATGCACGTCATCATACTTTTTAGTTTCTTCTTGACCTTGACATCTTGTTCGGCGTCAAACAAGAACCGGACCTCTTCTCTTGTCGGAAAAGCTTCCAATGACACGCAAAACATGCGTGTGTCACAAAAGTATCGTGATAATATGTAATACCAGCAGGTTGATCGGCTCATTGTCGATCACAAAAACGTTCCATATGAAAATATGAATGAATTATATACACAGAAACAAAAATGACATACTTTGAGGAGAAAGATTTTCCCACCGAGGAAGAAGCACGTGATTATGGATTTTCTCGCAAAGAATTTGAAACTTTCAAACAGATGTTTTTGGGTAAATGTGTTCCTCGACGACCTATCAGCATCACCGACCAAGAACTGAAAGAAAAAGGATATCGTAGCTGGCCACATTGTAATCTCGTGACGAGTCTCGGAAACTTTTCTTGAGTCTTACTTTTCGACAAGAGCCGACTTACGCACAATCCTGTAAAGACAAGAAGAGTATACTTATACGAACTAGGCGGTGATAAACTTAGGTGTACCCTTCGACTTGTCCGTAGAGTCGGGAATAGCCTATCTATGAGACCATAACAGGAGAAGCTTAGGCGCCCTTCGGGACATCCATAGAGACGGGAATAGTCCACGCATCAGGACATGAGCGGGAGATGCCGAAGGCATCCATACATACCATCCACAGAGTCGAGAATCATCTGCGTATACCGTGGCGCGCGGCATAGGGGGCAATGCCCATATAACCCCAAAGGGGTTTGGGGATCAGAGATCCCTAAGCGGGACGCGCAGGAATAGTCTACATAGTCAAAAAGGCTGGCCATGTGTGTCTAAAAACAAGTATTTACGAGGTTTTCTCAATATGGATTCACAAATGATGCGTATCAGCTGAAGGGGTATCTCGTAATCAACAATGCAGATGTAGGAAAACTTGTTTGTCGCTGATAAAAACAAAAACACACGATGAACAATGAAGAAATCATCACAGAGAAAAGATATCCCCGTGCCTTCTGACGACTTTCCGAGATCACAAAAATTATCCGATAGAGTGATTCGCGAGCTAGGATGCGCATCTTGGAAAGCCTACTACATAGACCAAATGGCTTCGTTTCAGTAGTCAACGCATGTATAGAGTCAGGATATTTCATCGGTGCCTGCTTTGGAGATCATATATTCTTGAACGGCGGTCTACAAAAATAAGAAATTGAAGTCGCTCATCATAAAAAAATGAGCATCGGGATGGATGAATACATGCAATTTTCTATAGTCATTCAAGCTTGTCTATAGATAAAAAAGATGGGTGTTTTCACTATTTTTGGTCATTTTCCTTATTCGTTTGTAAGATCCTTTTCATGCAATTTATGAATTGATCAAACGATATGCTATTATTCATAAGCTTTGGAGATCCGCTATTTTGTCTGTTGTACTTTGGTATGAATTCGCCGTTGAAAAAGTTGTTGAACTTTGCAAATTCATTCGGAAGATATGCTTTTTTGTCCAATATGTTTTCGAGCGAACTCTCCAAATCATAATGCGTGATATACTCTTTTACGATGTCATGAGCAATGTGCATAGGTAGCGTGGGCCAATTTAGCTCTTTTTTTACATCCCATACTTTATGTCATTATGATAGAGGTTTGCGGATAATATCTATTCATGAAGATTTGGGAGATAAGAAGCATAAGCTTCCCTACAGCGTATCCATAGAGACGGGAATAGTTTGTGTTTTCTTTTAGGTTTTAGTCCGTTTCACTTGAATGTTCCATTTTCTTAGATAAAGATGTATTCTTTTTGATAAAAAATATTTTATTTCTTTCTCGATAACGTTTTTAGTAATTTTAGTAAATTTTTACTAGATTTCTAAACGGAGATTATGACTACCACCTCACAATGTTTGATCGTGAATTTTGAATCGAAAAAATTGAAAGTCAAATCAGTCCGGAACCTCAACCGAGTAAACAGTAAAAGATGGATACTTACAAGTTGTCTTTGTTGAACGCTGCGCTTCTCCTTGAGGATGAGGCATATGTCCGTAATCCCTTATCTGGACGTATGATCAGCAAGAAGGGAAGTCTCTTCAAAAAGATGAAACGAGAGGTGGAGGGTGAAAACGCGGCCTTACTGGCAAATGTGCAAGGCTTGTCATATGACATGTTTGAGGAGGTTGCCATGAGCTTCGAGTGTCCCAAGAAGCTGTTTGCGTTTCTCCTGATGGTCATCGACAAGAAGGAAAAGGAAAAAATCACACCCATCATGAAGGCTTGGAAGGCCAAAAACTATGAGCAATACCTCAAGAGACAAGAGCTGGAGTCGGAGAGACGAAAGCTGGAGTCGGAGAAGGAGAAAGAGCGTGAGAAGGCCATTCAGCGTGAATTCACGAGAAAGCAAAACATCGAGCTGTATATGCAGAGGGTGGACCGTATCGATTCGTATCTCGACGGTGTGGAGGAGATGAGGAAGCGTAAAAACACACCTCCTGCAATCGATTACTCACGGTACATGATCAAGAAGCGTCCGGCTTCATGCCAACCTGATTGCAAGTGCAATGCGTGCATAGTGTACAATGTCAACTTGCGTGCAAAGCGCATGGGTTTCATGGACATCCACATTTAGAGACACCATCTGCAGACAACGGACAACGGGCAAGGGACAGCGGACAAAGGACAACGGACAACGGGCAACGGACAGGTAGGTATAAAGGTAAGTTTTTTCCTTTTTATATTCTACAATTGGCGTGTATTGGTGTATAGTAGAAAGCACACAAAATAAATGTAAACAGAAATAAAAACAGAGATAATAATAAAGCAAGGTATGATCACTTTGGATGAGTTTGAACGGCATCTTACCATGTTTAGGGGCGAGCTGCGCGAGTACGTCGTTCGGTTGGACAAGGCCCGACAGGAGCTGAAAGATCTGTCAGAACCGGAACAAGTGCGGATGAAGCAAATGCAAATCAAACTCCTCCAGCGCGATATAGAGTTGGAACAAAAAGTTATACGTGTGACCGAAAAGAGTATGGAGATTCTTCACGGCGTCGCTCCGGAACAAGTGCGGAGGTTGCACACCACTACCGCTTCTCCATTCATTACTATCGGAGAGTGGATGACGGATAAGTGGAACAGAGTGATGACAAAAATGTGGCGATCTCCAAGAGAAGATGGCTACGTGCCGTTGCTTTAGCGCCTAAACAAATAAATATTTTATACGATGTCATGCAAAGGTCGAAAAAATTGAAAGCAAATCGTCTTCAAAATATATTCAAAAAAAACAACCATACTTTCAGTTTGTATTCAAGGTTCTCCAAGAAAGTAAATCCAAGTCATGCGTCAAGACAAAGACACAAAGGAGATGATCATCGCTTTGGATGCGACATCTTCCATGGGATTTGTCATAGATAGTTTATGTAAAGCCATCATCAATGTCACGACAGTGTCAAGGCTTTTGACAGGTGTCGAAAAAATTATGATCATCGTCTATCGCGACTACTGTGATGGACCGCGCGTCATCGAATGTAGTGATTGGTTCCATCTGTCGAATGATGATGATGTCGACGGTATCATTCGATACATCAAGAATATCCATGCGTATGGAGGTGGAGATTTGCCCGAGGCCGTCAAGACATCCCTCTATAAGGTATTGGACAACATAAGTGATAATGGCGTCGTGTTTCTGTTTACGGATGCTCCTCCCCACAAAACACACCTTTTTCATAGTTATGGTGATAATGCCATGACAGAAAAATCTGTGCTGAAAAGCTCTGATAAGAACCCCGATTGGGTCCACATTTGTCACTTGTTCGCCCAAAGGAATATCACCGTGTTTTCATTGATATTACTGCCTTCTCGAGAATATTCATCGACCCAAAATCGAAATGACATGTTGTCCTATTATGCCATGCTTTCTCTGTCTAATGGTGGTTTATGTCTGGAAATCGACACGCTAAATTCTGTCACGATCGGTCTGGCCATAATGTACTGTATCATGCGGATCATCGACGTAGACTCGCCTTTTCCTGACCAAAATGTATTCGCGACAACCCTCGATATGTGTCAATATACTCTCGGTGATGTCGAAAGCGAAACAAAAAGTTTGGGGCTCATTCCCGGATCATATGCTACCCCGGCCAAACCGGTGATTCGATTTGTACCCGAACCGAGTCGATTGAAATATTCAGACAAGGAATCCAAACTATTAGAAGATGACGGACATCTCTTCAAAGTGTTCGAGAGGATCTTTACAGATTCACAAAGTGTCATGGCGCTTTCATACAGCTACATCCTCGGTCGTATTTGGCGTACTATATGTACCAAGTTTTCACAGGATCCTCGAAAGGTCAAATTGGCAGACAAATTGTCCGCGCTCGTGTCCAATATGAATGAAACTGACAAGAATGACATGAAGAACGTCATCGAGGAATCTTACAACCAAGCAGATTTCATAAAGAGCACCATATCCGAGGCGATGAAAAAGTCGAGCGAAGAATCCGATAAGAGTTTGTATATCGTCATCGATGATGGTGGACACCATAGTCTCGCCGATGTCATGGATCTCATCCGTTCTTGTTCGAGCAAGAACATCATCACGGAATTGCTGACAAACTTGCGTATCGTCCACCAGATCCCTCCGTCATCGGTAGATTATTTACCGGTATCACAATTCTCGGCCTTTGACTTGTTCCGCTTCCTACCTCATTTGCTGCGTAAAGGTACGGTTTTCGGATTACGTGGCGCATGCGTCTTGGCGATGGTATGTGTTTCCAGCGGTGCGGGTCCTCGTCCTCTTATCGAGAAGGCTATCGAATTATTAGAAAGCCGGTGTGGTAAAGGATGGATCGATCCTAACGCTCCTGAATCACAGTCGGGCGGTTTCATCCGATTGGTGACCGATTGTCACACTCTGATGCTGAAAAAGGGAAATAAAGGCATTCTTACCGATGAAGAGGCGGTGCACTTTAATCATTTGCGAAAGAATCTGGGTATTTTAATGTGTAAAACTAATACTTTATCAGGTGTCGTTCTTCCCTATTCATCAAATCGATATCCTGTCAAGCGACCGGATGCAAAGAAAAAGGTTTGCGGGACATGCGAGAATCCGCGTTCGGTATATGCTTTTGTGGAAAGTGACATGTGTGTCATTTGTGAATCGGAAGGACCGGAGAAAGCAAGGGATATTCCGGATCCAATTCCAGAACGCATCTTCATGAATAAGGACGGTTCCGAGTTCTGCGTGCCGCAATCTTTGTGGTGTGAATGCAACAGTTGCGGTCTAAACTACCCTCTTCATTGTCCAGATAGGTTGGGGAAAGGATTGCGTCCAAAGTGTCACTATTGTCGGTCTAACTTACTGAAGCCACCGACGATCGAGTGTTCGCGATGCACCAACATTTTCCCTCGTGGAAAAGAATCTATGGATGCCGATTTTGTGTGTGCACCTTGTCATTGGGTGGAGACACATCCTGAACTCGCTACAGAATGGGCTCCTATCAGAGAAACACGCGACGATTTGACGGTATGTGAATTTCTGGAGAGCAACAGCCATCTCATTTGTCCAAAGATGACGCATGCCGATGTGAAATCATTTTTGATGAGCAAGAATTCTTACAAAGCATCCGAGATGTTACCCACCGATTGCAAGCATGGACCTTTATTGGACTCATCCGCCTCTGTTGACGTCTCCGATCCGGCGTCTTTTAAGATTTTGGGGAGAACCGCCGTTTTGAACGGTGAAGAAATCCTGAACCAAATACGCGATATGATGGAATCATGCCGGCGTGATCTGGGTGCGTGTTCAATTTGTTTCGAGAGTACGCCAAAACATCAGTTGTTTTCCATGTGCGGGAAGCCAAAGCGCTGCTCGTCTACCGCTTGCAAGGATTGTTTAGTGGCTTGGTATGGTTCGAGTAAGCCCGGTCACTTATGTCTGCCTTCCCATTTGGCGTGTCCGTTTTGCAAAGGAGCACCAGCCGCCAAGACGCTGACGGCGTTCAATTCCGCATTGTGTTCTCTACAAGGCGTGAAGAATGGGAATGTTATCGAGGTCGATCCATCGATGTACCATGCGTGGTGTTTGAGCTGTCACACACTACAGCCTGTGGCCGAGAGGGCATGTGCAGATGTGGAGAGTGTGGCTTTCCGACGGCTTCAGGAACTCGAACATTATGTGTGTGATGGATGTCGTGAGCCAGGAAATTTCTCGGACGGTGGAGATATCGAGAAAGTCATGCATTGTCCCGGATGTCGCGCGCCCACACAAAAAACGGCTGGATGTAATCATATGACATGCTTATGTGGTCAACATTGGTGTTGGATTTGTGGAAAGGGTGAATCTTCGGCGGATGACGTACACGAGCATATCTACGAGGCCCATAATAGTCGCACCACCGCTATGCCAAATTATGATACCGATTATGATACCGATTATGAGTGAGTATGTATGATGATATTCTAAAGTGACTCATCTTCTTTCTTCGTTTGTAAGATCCTTTTCATGCAATTTATGAATTGATCAAACGATATGCTATTATTCATAAGCTTTGGAGATCCGCTATTTTGTCTGTTGTACTTTGGTATGAATTCGCCGTTTAAAAAGCTATTGCACTTTGCAAATTCATTCAGAAGATATCCCTTTTTGTCTAATATGTCTTCGAGCGAACTCTCCAAATCGCAATGCGTGATATACTCTTTTACGATGTCATGAGCAATGTGCATAGGTAGCGTGGGCCAATTTAGCTCTTTTTTTACATCCCATACGTCATCATTTATATAGTTCATATCATCATTGGCACAGCATGGACCTGCACGGCTTTTACCCTTAGCGTGAAGCCTTGCAATCCTTTTTATATTATCATCCACTGTGTCTTCGAGATTGATACCCAACTGGTCACATACTCTTTTATAACCCGTCAATTCGCCTTTTATTTTTTGTAATTTGCACTTTTCACTCCACAATTCATTTTCCAAACTTTTCATGTCATCTTGCTTAGAAATACCGCATCCCATTTTTGTTTGATATTGTCATCAATTCTTTATACCATTTTTTTACCGTACGCAAGAATAAAAGTTGCATCGAGAGCAGACAGTCAAAATAAATCAATACTTTCGCCCATCTTCCATCTCACAATAGAATGAAGGCGAACATCGTCTTCCAGAATTCCATAGATCAATAAAATGTGCGCTTGATCCAAAATTTTCGCACATTCATCATCCTTCTTCCTAGGTCGGACATCGATTTTGAGGTCTATCGACAAATTATGGCGTACAAGATTGTATGCCGATTTGAAAGTTATTTTTTCATATCGCGATGAAGAACACTCCCGTTTCTCGATTATTTCATCACGATGTAATAAACTGACTTCCAACGGCTCATCACTCTGATTATACATGATTATTTCCAAGAGAATATCACCATGCCTTCGAATGGTTTGTGGCCAAGTCACATCAGTACGATGTAAATCTAATTCATGAATCGTTCGCAAGTTGGACGGAAAATCACCGTGTGTGACAAAAAGTCCTTGATGGTCTACATGCCCGTAGGCGGTATTTTTTCCATTTGTCTCCTTTTCAATTCTATCACCGCGAGGCATAAACTTGGATTTCCGTTGCATTCCATTTTTCTCCTTTCTATTTCTACATTGCTCTTATAGTGTATATCA